GATCTCGTAGTCTCTGTACAGCTCCCGAATGTACGGCGCGTCGTTGTACGTCAACACCCAGTCGCGTTCGACACTACCCAGCGCTTTGCGCAACCCCTCGTGATCAAAGTTTTCGTGTAAGTCCCCGTTGTTCCCATACAATCTCGAATTTTCGAGGTAGTAGGGTGGATCGACGAACACGAATCCTTTCCTCCCCTTCCCGTGCGTCGCGAGGAAGGTTGTGAAATCCTCGTTATGGACGTCGACGTCGGACAGGTCAACCCCTCGCACGCGATCGATGGACGATTTCGTGAATCGTTTCTTGGACGATTCCTCCGAGAATCCACCCGACAGCGTGGCGCCGCTGAAGGAGCACCGATTGATGACGAAATATTTCACCGCCTGGTCCACACCGGGCTCTTCGTCTATGCCCTCTCGCATGCGTTTGAAATCATCCTTGGACACGCCCGTGTCGTGAATTCGCTGGAGTGCGTCGCACAGCTGATCCCTGTCGTGTTTGCACGCGCGCCAAAAACTCGCCAGAGGTCGAAACTTGTCATTGAGTATCAAGCGACTCTGTCGGGTATCGCGGAGGTGAAACTCGAACGACCCACCACCCGTGAAGGGTGACACGACCTCGGATGTGTCGAGCTGTTTGTCTTCGACGATGTCCAGTAGGGTCTTGCACGCTCGTGTTTTCCCACCTGGATATCGCAGGGGCGATTTCATGTTGATTCATAACGACACATCTTTAAGCCTATTTGGTACTTTGTCCGGGTCATCCAACGAGTATGGACTCGGCGCCAGGTCATCCATCGCCCCGGGCATCGGCTGGAACGCACCCGTGACGGAGAAATTAGTCGCGGTGTGGTGCTTGATTCGGACGCGCATTTGCTGTCGAACTCGAAACTCCGGCACACCCAACCCACCCGGGTCTTCGCCCAGGTGATAGAGCCCATACCCACAAATTTGAATGTACGCGTTACCCTTGTTGCGGTAATAGCTTTGAATGGCGTTGTCGTCGACTTTCATGTATTGATCTTTGTAGGGGGAGTCCTCCGGTTCTTTCAAGTCTCTGAGTTTTGAGTCGGTGAGGTTGGATGGAAGCTTCGGAATGCGCACTCTAGTGTTGTCCGTGACGCGTTCAAGGAACTCCCCAATCCACCGACGTTTTTCGGGACAGTACTTGAATTTTTGCTGACCCCAGTCCGGTGCACTGCTCCTGGCTTTGATTTCGATGTCCCCGTACGTGCACCGAATGTCGTTCTCTTTGCCACTGTGTCCACCCAGCTCACAGATGTCATGTCTGATGTTCTCGTAACACATCTTTTCGTACCGTCGACCGGACCTCGACGACCCCGCACCGGGCTTCACGCTCGCTCCGATCATGGTGCCGTATGCGTAGAGCGTACCCATCGCGTCCTTTGTGATTTTGTGCATCACCTGTCGTATGCTGCGTAGGCTACGCACCACCTCATATTGTCTCAGGGTGAACATCATCAGGACTCCGCGTCAACCGGACAGTCTTCTTTTCTATGTACACAGTAAATGTCTAACCAGCAAGAGCGTGAAATTGAAGAAGGTGAAATTGTGGAAGAAGACATTCTGGTTGATGACGACGAACTCTCCGAGGAGGACGGCTCTGGCTCGGACGTCTCCGATGAAGAACTGGAGATGGTGTACGACGACGACGACGACCTCCCGGACGTCACCGATCTTCTCGGTAGCGCTTTGATGACCCCGGACGGCGACACGGTGTGCTCCGCGCTCTGCGCCATCGCTCAGGCGATGGACATGCAAAACAAGATTTTGATTAAGATTTTGTCCAAGCTCTCTTAGAGAGATAATAATAATGTCAGGTAAGATCAACATGACAACGGCGGATGAAGGCAAGATGCATTTCGTCGACAAGGACGCAGATCGTGAAGAGTCTGAAATGGAAACATATTATACGAGGATTCAGACCCTTGACGCAGAAACACTCCTTCGGTACGTGGCATGGCTGGAGCACAAGTGGTGGCTGACGCGAGAGCGTGCCGACATACACTACGCGTGCCGACTCGGGTACGAACAATTCTTCGATCACTCAGAGTTGACCAATGGGTTCCCGAGACACGCGGTCATCACCACGGTGGACGAGAAGCGATCGAGGGAGATTCGCATTCTCAAGAGCGTGGGGGCGAGGATCAAGGCTTTGGACATGGCGGAGTACAGGCTCCCAGACGACGATTTAGAGGTGGGAGAGCGACACACGCGATTGATGAAACAGGTGAACGACGCGTTCAAGAACGTTCGTCTTCACGTGATGCACGCGCAGCGCATTACGCAACCGCGCGAGAGTCCGCTCAAGTTTGACATAGATCCAGAGTATTTCGACGGCACCCCCATGCCCATGTTGGAATCGTCGCTCAAGGAGATGTCCCCCTACCAGAGGGCGATCGTCGGGTGTTTGGCGAAACTGTACGAGAAGGGAATGCGTCGCTACAAAGACAACGTGTGCGTGCAACGTCTTTCCGAGGGGAAGCCGACGCGGGCGTGGATGCCCGTGTTCACTATTCAAGAATTCGTGTATCACGTGGCGTCCAAGGAGGACAATTATGAGATGTGGAAGGATTTAACAAGCAAAGGGTCGGGCTTCAAGGATGTCATCAATCACCTGACCAATTGCGTAGACCATCAATTTCCGGAGGTGCACAAGAATCGTCACGTGTTTTCGTTCAAGAACGGACTCTTCAATGCGAAGGAGTGGATCCCGACCAAGGGTGAGTACGGGTGTCGATTCTACCCGTACGAGTCAAAGGAATACATGGCGTTGGATCCGACCGTCGTCGCCGCTAAATTCTTCGATCAGTATTTCGAAGAATATAACGTCTTGGATTGGTACACGGATGTGCCGACTCCACACATGCAAAACATCATGGATTACCAAGGGTTCGACGAACAGTCGTGTCGATGGATGTATTGTATGGGCGGTCGTTTGCTGTTCGACGTGAACGACCTGGATTCATGGCAAATCATCCCATACCTGAAGGGTGTCGCGAGGTCTGGTAAGAGTACCCTGATCACCAAAATTTTCCGCAAGTTTTACGACAGCGAGGACGTTCGAACGCTGTCGAACAACATCGAGCGAAAGTTTGGTCTGTCGAGTATCGCAAACGGATTCATGTTCATCTCACCGGAAATTTCTGGTGAGTTACAGTTGGAACAAACGGAATTTCAATCTTTGGTGTCCGGGGAGGACGTGTCGTGTGCGGTGAAGAACAAGGCGCCGATGAATATGACGTGGAAGACGCCGGGCATCCTGGCTGGGAATGAGGTTCCCGGTTACAAGGACAACAGTGGGTCGATCCTTCGGCGCATGTTGACGTGGAATTTCGGCAAGATGGTCAAGGACGACGTCGTGGATCCACACTTGGATCGAAAATTACACGACGAGCTGCCAGCGATCCTGTACAAGTGTGTGTTGGCGTACATGGATTATAGTCAAAAGTTTAGCGGGAAGGATATCTGGAACGTGACACCTCCATACTTTAAGCGCGTGCAGAAGCAAGTGGCTATGAACGTGTCGTCACTGACCAATTATTTGGAACAACCGGAGGTTGTATACGGGAAGGACATGTGTGTGCCACAAAAGGTGTTCGTGATGCAGTATAAAAATCACTGCACGCTTAATAATCTCGGAAACCCTAAGTTCAACCCAGATGCGTACGCCGGTGCGTTCAATGCGCGCGATCTCACCGTCAACAATGCGACCATGGTGTGGCAAGGGAACCACTACAAGAACGAACCATTTATATACGGGCTCACAATCGAGTTACAAAATTAAAACCTCATGTAAATATAACTTATGAAAAGTGATATTCAAAATTTCATAAAAGCCTCCGGCGTCAAGGTCGTCAGGGACAACAAAGCGCGACCACCCCCCGTGCGGACCAACGCGAAGACGATGAACACTCCTCCTCGACAAGCCGCGCGTCCCGTGCGCGCTATGAGCCTGTCACCAACGTGTCGCCTCAGGTCACCTCGGGTCGTCCCTTCCCCATTCAAAACACCACAGAAGAATGTGCGAAGGGCACCCGTGACGCCGCCGCGTCCGAAGACCGTCACGGGGAAACTGTCCATCACACCGTTCGAATACAAGCTGGTGAATATGAGTTCGAGGAGCGAGGGCGCGAACTTGAGACTGCGCTCGGCGTTGGTCAAGAAACCGAAACTCACGTTTGAACCGATCGTCCATGGACAAAGGCGCTACCGCGTTCGAATGCAGACGACGTACGCGATGCGAGGGATGCAGACGCTCGCGAAGCACGAGGCTGGGATCTCGAAGATAGCCGGGAACGCGAGCGAAGCGGACATCTCCACCGTTCGCTTCCGCGTAGAACTCGCGGACGAAAAGTCAAAAACGTACACGGTGGACGTCTACGCGTATAAAACCGGTAGCGTGCGAATCACCGCCGCGGTACCCAAAGACGACGTCGGCGTGCTCTCGAAGGTTCGAGATTGGGTGATGTACAACTATCTCCCGAGACGAAAGGTGCTCTTGTCTCGGTTAGTACTTAGGAGCGTGAATGCGCAGTGGAGACACAATGGGACGTTCAACCCTAGCGCCGGGTTGCGATACCTCCACAACGCCCGAAAGAATGCGTTGAGTTACGAACCGGAGATGAAGCAGTATTTCATTCAGTTCAAAATCAGAGAACACACCGTGCAACTGTACCCGGGAGGGAGCGTCACGCTGACTGGTTCAAAATCACTCGAAGCGGTGAAGCGCGGGTACGCCGCGGCGAACGTGGTCGTGTACCAGATGTTCAAAGACGGTGTCATTCAAGCGTCGAACAAACCGTTCGTGTCACCCAAGCGCCCGACGAAGCGGGCGATTGTGGTCAACGCCCCGACCGTATCCTGGGTGGGCTCTGTCCTTCACGTCGGCTCGAGAAAGTGTACGTCCAAACACGTCAAGAAGGGTGAACTCGTGGCGGTGGCGAAGAGTTTGGGAATCATGCACGAGAAGATGAAAAAGGAAGAGTTGTGCAAGGCGATCCAACGCGCGGTCCCTAAGAATGGTGGTGCGGTAGTATCAAATCGTCGGGTACCGGCGCGACCCGATCTCACGGCGAAGGGCGTTCGGAACGATCTCATCTCGATGTTCGGCAAGACGTGGATGAATTCGTTCGGCAAACGCGCTCGAAAGGACTTACCCAGAGACGTGAAGAACGTCATCAAGGCGATGTCTTTTCTGAAGGGTGATCACCTCAACGCGTACGGACAGCCGAAGAAGACGATCGCGGACGCGCTCAAGAAATATTTAGTCAACGTCTTGAAGAACGCTCGTCGAGCCAGGTACACGCAGGAGGTCTTACTCGAGTCCATCGTGGCAGGTGTGTGAATATAAAAAAGTCACATATACCAGATGACGAATTACATCTTAACTGGAACACTCACTGTCGCCGGAGATGCAAATATCTGTGGGACGGTGTATGATGTGAAAAGTCTTGGTGCATTGGTAAAACTATTGAGACAAGGGGGTTACAAAGATCTCATGGAATTGACCGACAATGAAAGAAGCGTTGGTAAATTGGATCTCGACGGTGATCTTATTTTAGTGACGTTCGAATGTGGACCAGAAAAATCGAATCTGCTCGTGCAAGGAAACACTACAGCACTGCAAGTGATAAGTTTGGAATAAAAAAGCTCTAGGATTATTAATGTTCAAATACACACGAAGACATGTTTTGTTTAGACTGAAAGAACTCGAATTCCGTGGACGACCACTCGTAGTCGACGAAAATCAAACAGTATGGAAACGCTCCGTACACGACAAATTAGTGGAGTGTCTCATAGAAACCGCGTGCGACTACATCGAGTGGGGAAGACACAGACGAGACGGTAAGGTGATGTCAAAACTGGAGCGAACTTACATGTTCACCCCTGATTTTTACACGTGCGACGACCCACGGGCGTGGTTTGAGGAACACCGAACCTCGGACGATCACGGACTCATAATGTTTGTGTTGGAAAATTATGGTTCCATGGAAGCGAGAGTGTACAAGGACAAAATCACCTACATCATCGGCGCATTGACGCACGACCACATGTTTAGTTTTTCATAGGCTCGGCGATGCGAGTGAGGATCCTGGTGTGATGTCCCCAGTCATACTCTGGGAACTCCTCTTTGATCATCTGCGACACCGCGAGCGCGCGAGACAGTTGCGAGACCTTTGTCACGTCACTCTCCATCTCGAGACGGCGAAATTCCGTGTCGAGTTGTTTGAACCGCCGAATGCGTTCGGGTGTGATATGGTCTTGTTGCATAGCCTGTTCGGGATTCGCTGGAGCTTGGTCTTTGTTCTCGAGGGCGAGGAACAGTGCGATGGCGATGAATATCAGAGCCAGCATACTATTACAAATTTTATTTTTTAGAGGAGCTTCATCAAGTCGTTCACCTTCCAGAGGTGATTGTAAAACTCTTCGACGCACTCCACGCTCGATGGGTTGACGATCTCTAATTCTACCTGGTAACTCACGTCCTCCTCGGCGTCGGGGTCGGAGGCGTCGCCCCTCGTGATCGTCATGTCGATAGACAACCCTTTGCGCACAAACGAGACGCGCTGTTTGATCTTTTTCCTGTTCATCTCGTACTGTCCTATGACGGGCGTCTCCGTGCTTATCGCCACGCGCACGTCCAGTGGTGCCCCCCCGTGCACGAAATCTTCCTTCATCACGGGCGCTTTCTGTACCATCAACTGTCGAGCGGTCTCGCCGTCGACGCTGATTCGAATACCATATTCGTCGTTGTAATAGACATCCGTCGTCGACGCTCGTTGGGACTCCCATCCGTCGTACTGACGAAGCCCCGCCATGAGAGTGTTGAAGGTATCGGCGCCGACGTTCGTGTCGAAGAACGTTCCATTTTTTCGCCCGAGTCGTACCTCGACCTCGATGTGGGGGGCAGCTTTGTATTGTTCGAAAACGTCATGCGTGGCATCGACGATCGCTTGGATGTCCATGTTTCTAAAATCACATGTCACGTGGTGTTTAAGTAGATCATCAGGTAATGTCCGTCCATCTCTGGTTCTGTCCGAGACACTGACTCGTCATTGACCAATGACCACACATCGTTCGAGTCACGAACCATCGCGGCGTAATGTCCACCCCACTGCACACCACCGTGTATGGCGGACGCGACGAGCGTGTAGATGAGTCCACCGATCTGTATGGTCGACACTGGTTTCACCTGGCTCTTCTTGTCGAACGACACCATGAATATCTTCGGCATTTTCGTAAACACTGAACGCGTCGACGCGACTCTGTGCCCGTCGTAATCGTCCAATATCGTCCACTCGACAGTCTTCGCGAGCATCTTCTTCATGTTTTTCGATCCATCGTCGCTGAGAATGTGCACGCCGAACTTTTCATCTTGGTCCGATCGACCTCCCGGGAACACAGTCTCCTGTCTCTTCACACCGTAGAACCAGTGCTTGATGCTCGGGATGCTTCGCTCGAGAATGTCTATGACACACAAGACCGCCTCTTGGACGTCGTGTTGACGCCCTGGTTTGAACCTCGGGTATTTGTCCATGAACGCACGCAAGAGGATGACGGGATCTATCGGGTAGTTATTATCATCCCAGTACCCTCGGACGAATTTCGAGTACAGAATCGTGAACGCACAGTCACCCTCGTACCCGACTCGAATGAAATGATCCGTCAGAGGCGCGACGTGCAACAGCACTTGGAGGGACGTGTTGAACCAACAAGTGTTGCCGGTATTTATCAAACCGCGAGTCATCCTTACAATATCGATCGAGCTAAGTCTTTAAAGTCCTCCAACTGAAGGTTCTCTTTGATGTTTACGAGCGTTCGATAGTACGTCCGTCTATTGTTCGGGTAATTCTTATCGGTGCGTTCAAACTGTGGAATCCACGCGTCTCGCTCGGGGTCGTGCGCGCACTCCACAACCATCCCACTCCTAAACCACGGCTCGCTCACCGGCGTGTCCAACTCGTACACGGGTTTCCCCTTGTCCTGCAAGTACATTCTCCAAACCCTTCGCGTTATATCCCACTCCAATTTGAAATCGATCGTATTCTTCTCCAATTTTTTGTATTTAAACATGGTCTCGTGGGTGCCCATCTTCACGTGTTCTCGGACTGGAATGAATATCACACCGTCCACGTCCACCCCGGACAGGGACGGCAAGTACTCGTCCGCAAATCGCTCGAATTCCACAAACGCGTGAAACTGTTTCAGTCGGATTTTGTACTCGTCGTTCGTCATCGATATCACTTGGGTCATGAATTCTTCCATTCGTTCGAGTCTGCCCAGAAAGTCGAGGTGTCCACACGCCGTGCCATTCATGTATATCGCGTCGAACACGTAGAGGTTTGACCCCAGTAATTCGGCGTCTAGGATCGTGCCGTCGTACGCCTTGGGTCCGAGTCGAAGGGGAACCTCAACGATGTCGTACGAACGGTTGACCATGAAGACCTTTCGCTGCTGACCGAGTTTCAAAGCGACCACGAACTGTCTGAGTCCGTCGGTCTTCTCGGTGACGACGTAATCGGTCGACGTCAGCGTGCGAAAGTGTCGTCGCTCGATGCTGATGGGCTGGCATCCGGGGAACCTATCGGGGTTGCTTCCGAACACCCACGACACGAAGGATACGATGTGCGCGTGCACGGGGGAATCGCGTGGAACGATCATGTGTCTTACAATGGCGTCATGTCTCTAATGGGGTCGTTCGGACACCCGAACTTTGTAAAATATTTGAAACACACTCGTGGGCGAAAGTCATAGTCACCGTGGCGGCTGTGTATGCGACAACCTTGACCCCCTGTTCTCTCAATTTTTCAAACATCCGCCCGGGCTTTCCCGCGAAAATCCTGTCAGTTTTCTTCCGGACGTTTTTACAGTTCATGACCCACGTCTTCGCTTCGGTGCTGTTGATCGTCCAAAGACTGGGTGACATTTTTTGTCGAACGTCTGTGTCGAATTCGAGCGCGCGCTGATGGATCGATTCGGTCGTGTTTTCCTTGGTCACCTTCGAGAATTGATCCCAGTTGATGGTGGACTTTGCTGCCGGGAAGACGAGGACACCGATACCCTCGAGCGCGCGATCCTTACAAAAGTATTCGATCGTCGCCTCATCGACGTGCACACCGTAATGAATCATGCATATGCGGTCGCACGTCTTCATGCGGTCCTGAATCACCTCCGCGATTTCGAACGGGTCGTCGTTGACGAAACATAATTCGTTCTGTATCCCCGCGCGAATCGTTCGAATGTTCAATTTCATCACGGTGTGAAGGGTCTTCACATGCGCGGCAGAATTTCTGGTGACGATGATGGTGGTGAACTTCATTTACATCATGCTACGGTTACGCTTTTAAGTCGATCATCCATATTCGCGACAAAAGGTAAATTTCCAACGTGTCCGAGCGTCGTGTGCACGTGGGCGTACACCTTTCCACCTATCTTTTGCCATCTTCTGGAGAATGAGTAATCCTCGCTCAGGTAACGCTTTGAGTCTGGGTCGATCATACAGTCGAACAGGGCGTAGTAGTTTTTAAAGTCGGCATTCTGATGGTCATTTACACACTGCAGAGACGGGTAAGCGTCGTGCATTTGCGTGACGACGTCTCGCTTGATCAAAAGGAACCCCGTGGCGGCGTCGAGCACCTCGACGAATCCGTTCTGTACCGGACGACTGGACGCTCCGAAATTTATCACCAAGGATGAACTCAACATGATGGGCGATCGATTATCGTCTTCCTTCACAGCTTTTTCCAACTGGTCCCACATGATGACTTTCTTCGGATATACGCCACAGGAAACCGGATGTCCTCCCTCGATGAGAGAGATGACCGATTGCGGGTCGAACTCGATATCAGCATCAATAAATAGAAAATGCGTCGCGTCCGTCTTTTGATAAAACCTGGCGAGCGCGACTTGGCGAGCCCTCTGAACTAGGGATTCGTTCTCGGTGGTGTCCAGGTACATTTGGATCCCCTTCTTCATGAGAAGGATCTGTAACCGAATCATGGACGTGAAATATTTGTCGAGGCATTGTCCACCATAGCAAGGGGTACTGACGAAAAGTTTGATGATTTCTTCGGACGACATGGTTTATTGTAATTACATCTTCGACTCTAAGTGGGTTTTCATTATTGTCTCGATCTTGTTGAGGGTCGGAACGCTGAGACCGCACAAGTCACACACCTTCGCCTTGGACACGTGTTCGCTCATCACCATGTATATGCACGTCGACGCCACGCTCTTCGGTGTCTTCGACATCAATTCCACACAGTCCTCGACCTCCGTACATAACTTGTTACACGCGAAACGTTGTTCCTTGGTAGGTTCAAAATTGTTCAGCAGTCGTTGCATGAGATCTCGCGGCTTGGTCGCCGACGATGTCGGCTGTTGATTTTCCGCACCGACGTTCCCTCGCAAGACGTCTCGCACCAACTGTGCCGTCCGCGTCACGTCTTTGAGGTCGATGTGAAACATTTTCGCGATTTCCTCCGCGCTCCTCGGGAACGAGTGATGCTTACAGCTCAACAACACACAGTTGGCTTTCACACCCTTCCGCACGCCCCCCCTCGTCAGTTTTTCGCCGGTGAAAAATTTATAGAACCGCTTCGCGTCCGTCAAAATATTGTCGGGCAGGTGCAGGTGACACGCCTCGTCAATCTCTCTGTACGCGTGGTACAGCGTTCTATCCTTGTGATTCATGCTCATGTGTAAGTTGATCCGAGACAGTCGGCGGTTCTCGTATCTCGACACCTTCTTCGCCGTCGTCGACATCACCGTCGACTTGCCCCACGAAGCACTGAACAAATCAGGGTTCGCGTTCGGGTGGATGCACCGACTAGGATCCGACACCCGTCCGTCGTCCGTGATTCCGCTCGTCCACTCCGGACTCTGATCGATGTACGAATCCTCGACGAGTCCACACACCGAGCACGTGGGCAACCCCTCTGGAGATATCACCTTGACACCGTGACATTCCACACAAAAATTCTTGACCGTGAGTTGTGCCGGCTTTTCGTTGTTTCCATTTGTTTTTAAGAGTGTGTCTACGTCAGACCAAATTGCAGCCAGCATGTTGGTACTTTAATCGAGTATGAAAATTTTAGGGGGATGGGCGCACTTGAGACAATATTTTCCTTATCACTGAGAATACAAAGGATATCGGGGGCGTGGAACACACCATAATCTAGCTGCTTGATTTGCTAACGCGTAATGATATAGGAGTAGGTGGCAATGGTTCTCGAACCGTGGATATGCCAGGGGTGGAGGGGGCTTCGGAGCGGCGAGGCGTAGACGTCCGTCGGATAGGCGTCTAGCCATCGGTCTGGTCGCGCGCACTGGCTCCTCCTCCTCCTCGTCCGACACCGACACGGACGGTGGTGTCGGGCAGGGACTCTCGTCCATTCCCTCGAGTCTGACGTCGAAGATGCTCTTGCGCTTGGCGCGCGTCTTTTCTTTGCGCCTGTCTTGGTATTTTTGCGCATGGGACGCTACCTGCGCGGGCGTGCGCGTGGGCACGTATAGCCTCGCCACCTTCGTCCACTTATTTCCTAACGTGGCGAGTCCATCTAAGAACGCGTTGTGCTCTTCCATGGTCCACGGCGACGGGGGCTTCCGGGGCTTCCGGGTCATGGTGCGTGCGAGAGTGACGGACGCGCACCATGACCGAATCTTTTTTGGCGGGAAAACCGAATTTTTAAATTTCAATATATTAGACGAAACCAGTCTTTTTGCGTTCCTCCGGAGTCTTTAACGCATACATAAGCGCCAAAAACAGGAAGGTCGAGACGACGGCGTATTCGATGTCTTGCGTCGCACTGAACGCGATCGCGAGAAGGGATACGTATCTAAAGAGTCGGTTGTCGAACATGGTCTTCAATTTCTTAGGTATCGAGATGGCGTTGCCCGAGAATAGACCTTGATACAGAATGATAAGCGTGAAGAGAATGGGCTGCGCCTTGATGAGGGACTCCGTCGGACCTGTGATGGGGGACAGGAAATTTTTCACCACCATTATACATTTCACGCAGAAATAAAATTCATCAACGTCTCAACCTTCCCCCTGTGAGGCTCACTCGTCATGAGCGAGGGTGTCTCGAGTAGTTGGAGAATGCGGTCGTTATCGTCTCCGTCATGGTTGGGTGTTTCAAAAATTCGAATGTAATCGGCGACGATGTACACGACCCCATCGGCGAACTCTTCCTCCGCCATCTCGTACCAACTGTCCTTGTCCGTGCCCCACGTCCGCGGATTGTCTCTGACACGGACCCCGTGTCCATACTTGGCATGACCCAGCTGTAACCTTTTGCGAATGAATTCCATTGTGTCATCATGTGCTAGACCGTTTAAGTGCCAGCAGTCCCAGACCCACCACCAAAACGCAGACGTTGAGTGTGTCCACCACCAAAGGTCCTATACGAAAAAGCCTGTACCCGAGGGCGTGGCACAGATTCTTCTCACCCCTGTTACCCTTGATATTCGCGAGCGCTTTGGGACACGGCACGGTGTTCCTGTTGGTGCTCTTTTGGGTCGTCATGGTGTTGTCCTCGTCCGTCCAAAACGCATTCAATCCGTCTATGACCTTCTTCACACCGGGTATGCGCGATGAATCCATATCGAAATGATCAGAGTATTTATGAAGGAGCGCCTTTCGCGCGCCGTCGCGGGTGACGAAATACGCCGCCGCGGACGCGGACAGACGACTGGGTTTCCCACCACCCTCGGGACAGAAACCGTCGCAATGAAGAAATAGGAAATCCCACCCGATCTTCCCGTGTCTAATTTTATCTTCCAGGTATCGTCGATCGATGAAGAGTGGGTAGGCGTCGTCTTCGAGGATGAGTGCGATCGGACTGATTCCATTTTCGAGGAAATGTTCGAGTGCCTTGAGGTGAGAATAACAACACCCGATGTTACTCTTGGGCATCACGACCTTGGCGTGAGGTTTGAAGAATCGGGTGAGTTCATCTTCCGAAATTTCATCGTACTTGTACCCGTGCACGCGCTTGGGTTCTATTCCGGTCTCTCGGAGGTAGGCGCGCTGCGTCTCGAACCGCTCGGGCTGGGTGTCCATGTTGATTACGTAGGTACTGAACATCGTTATAATTACAACAGGAAAAATTACTCTTCCGTGTCTATGTATTCTTCGTCGTCTTCGCCCTGGCACTCGTCGTCCTCCTCGTTATCCTCGACGTCCATGCCTTCGAATTCTTCCTCATCCTCTTCCTCTTCCTCTTCCTCACGTTCTTCGACGATGTCGTCCTTCGGGGCTTCCTCCACCTCCTTTTGTTTTTGCTTTTTCTTCTTCGGTTTTGACTTGGGTTTGAAAGCCTTGTCCAAATCAAAATTTTTACAGACAGACCGAATTCGGTCATGTCGCTTGATGATTTTTTTCAAAAAACTGTCGTCTGCACCGAGTTTTTTGAATGTGACCACCAGGTCGTTGAGCGGTGGCTGCTTCCCCATCCCCCAGGACTTGGACCAGAGATCGTTGAGCACGGTGTCGACGGCGACCGTGATGTTGTCGTCTTCGTCCACGTCGAGATGCACGATCGCCCGGTCTCCGAATGCGCCGAAATCAAACTTTTCCGGTTCAACCACCGGCGGAGGCGGTTCGCACTTGTACACCTCCGGGTCGAACTTAGACGCGTCGAACTCGTACCCTTGTTCCTTGCACACGCGTTCATAGAGCGCGATGTAGTCGTCGAAGCGATAGATCGGCTGCGGCTTGTACACGAACGTCTCGGTAGGGGGCGGCTTGCATATCGCTTTCAGGTCGAAAGGTGGTCGAGTCGACATGTGAGTGTTGTTATTCATTACACGTTATCTTGATGTTCAGTGACAAAAAATCCTTTAAAGGCGGAAAGACATGCGTTTTTTAGGCGTCGCATGTTTTGTACTTTTTCGGAATGTGGTCAGCATTTCGTCGAAATTGCATTCGAGCCAGTCATAGAGAGCGGCGGTCTTCTTGATGGTGTGGTCGACGTTTCTCCCGGCATCGGTGCCGTGAGACCACTTTTCGCACCAGTCTGTCTTGTCGGCTTTGTCAAGACCCTTCCATGCGCAGAGTAGGAACTTTTGGACACCTTCTTTGAACACGAGTTTCTGCGGTGTCGTGTCCAGGTTGATAAATTCCTCGAGACCTTCGAACTCGTACATTAACCATTTGAGAACGGTCAACAGCTCGGTGATGGCGTACAGGTTTTTGGCGTTGATCGGTGCCCCGGCGGCGGTGCGTTTTTTGTTCACCGCCATGTTTTCGACGTACGTGCGGCGTCCATCGAACAGTCTGAAGAGCTGCGTGAGGTATGAGACAATCTTGTTGTGCGTTTTTGTCCAACCAGTGCTTTTCAACTCTTTCTCACACAACGGCAAAAAGGTCGAAATCAGATCTTTGTTTGATTTCTTCGCCGGACCCGGGTTCAGGATTCGATTGACCAATCGGAAAAGCGTGAAGATTTCCTTCTCACGATCGGTGCTCTGGATTCGAGCAAGAGGCTCGTCAAAGCGCGGTAAGAGATTGTACTTTAAGTACTGCATAAACGGTGAGGTGAAGATCTGAGAATTGACGTGTTCACCATCAGACATACTGAGACCCTGGTTTCTTCTATTGAAGAGCACTTGTTTATGTTCATCCGTCAGATCGTGGTAGATGCACAGCTTGATGGTGATTTTGTTCCTCCAGTATGAAACCTCCTTTTTGGTCATATCCTTGAGGAAGCGTCCGTCCAGTGCTGGAAGCGTCGAGCGGTCGAACATCTTCACGGTCTCGAGCCGGTGCCCGGCGTCGAGCATCTCGTACGTGTCCGTCGCGCTCACGAGGTTGATGAGCCAGTTCTGATCACTCGTGAGGTTGTACCGAAGGGATTCGATGTACTCCTGGCGTTGCACCGTGGTCCATCCCTTCGTCGGGTCGCGCTGGGCGTCGGGAAGCACGAACAAGTTCGTCTCGTCCTCGTTGTCCACGTGCTCAGCCATGATGCTCGAGATTGTCTTCTCTTGCGGCGTGATGCGCAGGTTGCGGATATCCTTCGGTGGGATAAAAGATGGCATGGTCGTCGTCGTCGTCGGTGGTGGTCGTTGTTGGTCGCGTCGCTGTGCGTCGCGTTGTGACGACCTTCGAAGGGCACGCGTTTGACTTTCGAAGGGCGAGGAAGAAAAAAAAGAAGGAATATTTTTGTCTGTAGAGATCTATGAGTCCTGACCCATCACTAGTACCCACCCGAAAGTTCGCTCGCACTGGCGTCCGGAAATTGGCGGGAAAAAAAGTCCGGGTTGTCATGTTTGGAGTGTCCTATTGTGGACGATGTAGACCTATTAATAGAAATCAGGTGTCGCAAGTCGCGATAAAACACCCGGGCACCGTCGGCAATTAAATCTTCCACCTTGTGATCGATGTGGTTATCTTGTGGAAGAAACTTTGAAACGTAGCGTTCCATATTAGGGACGTGCATAAGGTAACATTTCATAGAACTGATCCATCGAATCTTTTCGTACCCGGGGAGGTGCCCTTCACGGTCTGGGAACCGTGAAAGACTGTGAAAGAAGACGAGTTCAAAATCATCTTTGAGTGCATCGATCGCCTTTTGAATCTCGGCGAAAAACGACGGGTCATTAACCATCACGTTGTCCTCCATCACCAGGGCATACTTGACACCACTGGCACGAGCACGCTCGAACACGCTCAGGTGCCCCTGCATCGCTCCGATCGCACCGAGGTTGAAATACGTGATGTCCGGTCGAGGCGTGTTGTGGTTGTAGTGCATCTCCACGGCTTTCTTCATGTATCGACTGTCTACCGAACTCTCGAACGCGCGCGCGTTCTCAACCTTCTTTGTGTCGACCCCATACACGACGTCAATCGGAATGCCGTGCTGGTCGTATCGGTGAAAGAACGCTTGGCGCCTTTTCGTCGAATTTTCCAGGGTCAGGAGATAGGGTTGATACTCCAGTCGTCGGCGACGGGTCAAAAGGAGAATCAACGCGAGCACAAACAGTGCGACACCGACACGAAGCGCGATCATACTGTTATGCCATAGAAAAATCACAAGCCTTCCCGCCCGTATCGTGATTCCCATTGTTACTCCCGAGTTCGGCTCGATTTTGATTGATGAACGCCTTGGTCGTCACACACTTGAACGTGTCAGTGTCCCTGAGCCAGTCGGACAGGGTGTGGTCGTTCCTGTGTTTCCAATAGACCACACCGTCACGTTCCATGTATCGAGTGAGGAATTCTCGTTTACACACCAAGGCGTGATTGCACAACAGTTGGGCATCCTTCGGGGCGCGCCACACGTGCTCCGTGAGTTGGGTGAACGGCTGGTTGCAGTTAGACCAACAGTACCCGAGGAACATAATCTGACCCTCGGTGGTCTTGAACTGTCTGACGGCTTCGAAAATTTGTGTGATGGACGCCTGGTACTTGATGTCGTCCTCGACGATGAGGATCGTCTCGAACCCATTTTTGTACGCGTCGTAGTAGCACATGAAGAATGAAAGACAGACACAGAGTTTGGTCATCTGTTTGTATAGGTGTTTGTTGACTGGGCTGAACGTCTGGGACAGAATTCTGTAATCGTCCGGTGTGAGATCATTCGGTTTGATCGCGTCCAAGAGTTTGTACTTTTGCCCGAACGATTTCAATTGTTCGGTGGCGTACTTTACCCGACTGGGCATGCAGATGCAATAAATCATGTCGAGATCGTTCGAACCCTTGTCCCCTACGGGTTTGAATTTGTGTTTGAACCTTTGGTAGATCCCTTTGGGTGTGTACGAAGCGGTGCCAGCCAGCGGCACGACCGTGGCAGCGCACTCTTTCCTAGACGCGTTCCACAGTTTCACCAATTTAGTCGTGTAACTGATCGTGCGACACGTCTTCTTCGGGTCCCAATTCTCGCGCACGGTGTCGTAGTAAGGGTCCTCCTCCGCACTGTGTATGACGAGATCGGGAGGTTTGTCCAGCTTCATGCTCGCCACGTACGGCACGAGGTAGTCTCCATTCTTCCCGATGATTTTTCGGTACTTTTCATTCTCAGTCTTGTACTCGGGATTAGTGAACTCCTTGACGGTTTGGTCCATCCACTGTTTGAGGAAAGGATGACCCTTCGGTGACTTGATCAGGAAATTTTCGAGACACACCAACCCTTCCTTACTGAATCGATCGGCGCGGAAACAGAAAAATCCGTCGTCGGGGAGCCAGTCGAGCGATTGATTGCAGAACACGCTCGCGTCAATCCACATACCCCCGTAGGTGTCCAAGAGGTAAAACCGAATGAGATCGCTCTTGTGCGCCTCGGTCGACGTGATGGACGAAAAGTGGGACAACGTGCCCCATGAGATGTACTTGTGTACCGTGAATGCGTTAAGCACGCGAATGTCTTTCGCATTGCCAACCTTTCGCCAGTTCAGGATGCACCTTCGAACGATCGCCGGGGGTACTGGACTGTGCCAGTACGTCCAGATCGTGTCGGGTGTCACAGGTCGAGTGTCTGGGAGGAAGGTGTACAAGAGTAATGCGATGATGGTGGCGAGTACCAGGGGGACGCCACTGATCATACCTACTGTAGACTGACAAAAAAATATATCAGTCCATGTCAGAGTCATCAATCAATGAGCTGTACTTGGGACGAATGTAAGAACTGGTCTTGGGATGGTGCACCATGTTATAATGGTCGGAAGGGGTCTCTCTCGCAAACGTATTGGTATAATAGTTTGACGTCATGGCGATTGCACTCTGGGTGCGAGAACGTACAATTGAGGGGGCACGTTAATCACAATTACCAAGGCGACTACATCGTCATGACAAAAACAGAGAAAGACGTACCGAATGGATGGGACAATCGCATCAATTCCATCAAAGAGGTCCCAGTGCCAGCGACCAAAAGCGGTCACGTCGTATTCGATGTCAACGGTGGTGAGTGTCACGGCGCGGCTTCGAAGATGCAGAAGAGTGCGGGGGACAAGTGGCGATGCTATTACAACGATGACGACGCGGCGGGTATTCGCATGGCGCACGTACACAGAACAGATTCAACGTACGACGGAAACGCCTACGCCCGTGCGCGAGAAAAGTTTTGCGCGTTGGAAAAGAACGTCTTCAAAAATCACGGCGACGGAAAGTGCGCCGATCTCGACGACAGTAACACCTTACAGAAGGCGTACTGCTCGAGAGGCGATCGCATCAAGACCGATGATGATTGTACCGAAACCAACCTCGGCACGACGTTGCACAAAGAACTGATCGATGAGTACTGCACGAACGCGGGTAAAGCGGATGAATGGTGTGGATGCATTCATGCGAAGAAGGGGAGATGTGACCTCGACAACTGGGCAGAGTACGCCGGGTGCGATGTGGTGAACCAAGCGCACAACGATTTGATAGAGGACATACCCGCGAGCTCTCTCTCGGGAGGGGTGAGAACGCAGTTGAAGGAACGCAAACACTGTCGGGCTAAAATCTGCGACGATCCGGACAGATACGTCCCGGAAAATGCGGTGGACAATTGTGCACTCAACCTTCAGGTGTGCGTGCAGGACGTGAAAGTGGCTGGACACCTGGTTGACTCCGGTATCGAGGTCAAGTGTGAACAAAATCAGGAGGTCTCGACCTCTGGACAAGACGGCGGAGGCGGCGGAGGCGGCGGAGGCGGCGGAGGCGGCGGAGGTGATGGTGTGCAGGGTGTGAAAAAAGATGGATTCTTGGTCACCAATCCCGAGGACGCGTACGATCCCGACGAGGACAAGAAGAAAAAGAAGAAGGACAAGATGATCAAGATGGGAGCGGCAGCCACCGCGGCATTCATGTTTCTTTGTTGCTGCTTGATCGCGCTCATATTGGTCGCCGGTGAAAACAACGCGTAAAATTATCAAAAAATGTTTCAGTGGGCAGAGTGTAGCTCTTGTGGTGTAGTGGTAACACTGTGGACTTTGAATCCACCACCCCTGGTTCAATCCCAGGCAGGAGCTTCTTCTGTCATATAATGGTCATTATCCCCGGCTGTTAACCGGGTCATCTGAGTTCGATTCTCAGCGGAAGAGATTCTTTTTAGATGTGTCCCACACATGTAAAAAGAATTTCTGTCATACGTAGTATACAACCATGTCGTCTATTACGCGCGTCATCAGCCTCAACCTCGTCGCGATTATCGTGTTCGGAGTCTTGTACTTTTTGCTCGCTCGCATGGGCGCTGCCGATTTTACCGGACTCTCGAAGACGTCGACGCCGTTGGACGCCCTCTACTTTTCCAGCACGATTCAAAGCTCCGTCGGGTTCGGTGACATCAGTCCCTCGAGCGCGCGCGCTAAGTTCCTCGTCATGCTTCAGCAGTTCGTCTTGATCATCGGCATCGTCGACTTGATGTCGTCGGGTGGTGTCAAGAACGCGGTGAAGAACGTGGTCAAGAACGTTCAGAAGCCGCTCGCCAGCACGGCTGCGCCGGCTCCGACCGTGAGCAGCGCGATCTCTGGTACGACCATCTAAAAGATATCGGAAACTGCATTGTTTGCAATTTTGTCCTTGATTTCCCTGGACAGCACCAACAAACTTTTCTCCGTGCCATCGTTCCTCACGGTGCGCACTCCCACCCTCGCAGCCATGAACTCGAGCGACTGCTTCACACCTTTCAACGACTGATCCCGATAGGCTGTCATCATCCTTATGGGTTTTTGTTTTTGTGATCTATATTTCGCGCTCATGGCTTTGCAGATATCCACAGTTCTCCCCGCCTTCCAGAGATTCGAACCCTTTCTGAACTCTCCCGGTTTCGCACTCTTGTATGGTTCGATGCCAAAGTCCTTCGCCATTTTCATCAACGCCAGTTTGGGTACGTATTCACACTGTCGCTGGGTCTCGTATCGACCTCGGACCTTCTTGAGTCGGGGGTTCTCTTTCAGCGAGCCGTTATTCTGTGCAATGTAGCCGGGTGTGAGCGGTGGCTTGGATCCGTACTTGTTGTAGGTTCGGCGAATGCGCGGGTGCTGATTGAGTCGCGCACCGGGAGCGACCTTTAGCGCGCGCACCAGAGGGCTGTTTCGTGCGATGAGTCCCAATTCTTCTTGAATGAGTTTGTTCTGATTCGCGTGAATGTTACGCCTCCGGAAATTCTCGAGACTACCGAACATGTATAATAATGTGACATATTTTTTCCTGTTGATATTACAGATATGATCACCGAAGCGCTCGAGGCACAGGGGTACGTCGTAGAAGAATTTCAAGACGACGACAAGTACTTAGCCGTCAAGTGGTCCACGGACGAGTTGACCATGGCGATGGCGGACGAATTCATGTGGGCGATACCAATTCACTATTCCACGGAACTCGAAGGGTTCTTCACGTTGCTATCGGAGAACGAGTGGACACACGAGGCAAAATTCATTCCGATCGAACACGGTGCGTTCATTATTACAAAACTTGACTAGCGTAGTGGTCGAGTTCACAACGAATCACATGTTCGCTCTGTTTATTCTGGTGGGTGTAGAATGGACCCCATATTTCTAATTTTTTCCGAGACTCGTCGTACCACAAGTAGGACAGTTCGAGGAACCTCGTCAACCAATACATGCGGTGACCCTTCTTTCCGATGAAATCGTACACCATCTCCGGGTCATACTCGGAGAGGTCCATCTCCGAATAATGTGTATTGAGTGGCGGATTGTATGGCGCCATCAATAATTTTAGATCTCATATTTTCTTTAACTGCATGACTGTCACACCGTCACCCGACACGCACGCGAAGACACCCACTCGACGCTCATAGTCTTCGGGTAACGCTCTCAGTCTATTCACGTTTTCGTCGAACGAATCTACAAACTCTTCGTCGACGAATTCCAGGTGATCCTCCCCCCGACACATCGGACAGTTGTGTGTCCAGCGTCTCAGACATCGTACGCAGAGATCGTGTCCACATCGAAGGGTGACACTCCCCGGTCTTTCATAGCATACCGGACACGGAGATACACGATGAAATTCCACAGGACAAACGACCCCAAGGACATGCGCATCATCCAACGATGGAGACGCTGTGCCCGCTTCGCTTCGCATTCCATTATTATGTCTTCTATATTTAAATGGACGCACTCAGGGCACAGGGAATGTTCTATTTGAACATGTACAAACCTGGGAATAACAGCGCCGTGATGTTCGACATCGACGACACGTTGATTCGAGCGAGTGATGGGATGGTCATGTTTCCCATGGTGGACGTCCTCTTACATGCGAAATCGCTCGGGTACAAGGTGATCCTCATCACGGCGAGACCTCGATTACAAAACGTGGTCGAATACACGCGGGATCAGATGGGCGATTTAGGAATTCCCTACGACGAGCTTGGATTTTGTAATCCCGAGGACAAGGGTCGACTCAAGATGCGACTCGGGTACGACTTTGTGTTGTCGGTCGGCGATCAGTGGACCGATCTCACCCACACCCGACACGCCCTGAACACGCTCACGTTCCAACATTTCTAGTCGTCCTTCACTAGAAACATGAGTTCACAGGTGACGTTGTTATAAAAGTTGTCCAGAGCTTCCCAGATATCCTTGAAAAAGTACGGTAAACTCTTGGCGACACTGTAGGGCAGCGCCCATGTATAGCGAACTATCTTTGTCATCTTCCGTTCATTACAAACACCCTCTCTAAGCCTCTAACATTTCCAATTCTTCCCGCACGTCATACACGAGACAAAAGTCGTCATGGGTTCGTCCGCCGACCGTGTCTGGAGCTGGGAGTACGTGGTCTTGTTCGACCCACACCGACACTTGAAGAACCCCACCGTATTCTCCTGCTGCTTCTTGAACCATTCCTTGCGAAGCTCCCTGTGTAAGTGCTCCTCGAGCGCTTTGGCGTAGAGCCCATCCGGAACCGCTTCCCAAGGTTTGAGATTGACCACCTCCGACGATTTGATTTTCCTATCCTGAACCTTGACCACCAAGTCTGGATTTTTCAAAAAGTTGTTTTTGACTGACAGAAATTTGCACTTGTACGCCGTTCGAAAATACTCGTTTTCAAACGAAGCGTCGTCTTCGGCGACTTTGTCGACGGCGTGGTTGAGGATGTTCTTTTCGAGATTGACGACTATGGCATCCGTCTCGGAAAGACTCAGAATCTCCGCGAATTTTTTGACAACGTACTCGCGCGTGGCGTGCATGTCTCCTGCTGTACTCTGTGTACTCATGGTGCTCGTCTTTAAGCGAGGGGCAATCCTTCGAATCCCGTGCGTCCCCGCTGACAGTCTTCGAGGTTCTCCGGAGAGCACCTGTCGAAGAATCCCGCGACGCGACGGGCGATGTTCAAGTCGATGCGATCGGTCTTCCACTCGTCACGCACTGAGTACGCCTCGCGCCTCCGGTACAAGAAGAATGCGATGATGAGGATGGCGGCGATGACCAAACGGTTCATTATATTATTGTAACGCGAGAAAAATTGCCGGCGATAGGTTGGTATATTTCATAGTGCCAATCAGGCATAAAAAACAGAAACATCCGAGGAGGACGACCATGCCCGTGGACATTTGTTTCTTTTGTTGGTCAGCCATTTTGTTATAATATGACATACATATTTAATTAGTCGGTATGTACGCCTCGCCGTTAAGGACCGCCGTCGTGTATTTCATGGCGACCTGAAAGTGAATGTACGCGATAGACGGAATCTCGACTTTGACACCCAATGGATTTTCATTCATCACACCGACGATGTCCGTGTCCGTCTTGTCACCCGACGTCGCCTTCGCCATGGAGGTCGTGAAACGTTTGAGCCACTCGACGTGGGACTTGTGCTTACAATCAAAATTCTTGACCAAGTCGGTCATGTTTATTTATTGTTACATGCGATCGTTCTCTATAAGTAAACGCGCACTGGGATCTGTCTGTTCTGTCCACCTCGGTCGCCAATACTCGCGGATGAGGGTGTCGTTGGCGGATCCGAAATAGGACCAAAATAATTCCCTGTAAAAAGCCTCCTCCTTCGTCCTCGGTTCGTTCTTCCCGCGGCACATCATTCGAATGTTGTCCACCATCGTGTCCGAGAGGGTGTCTCCCATCTTGCGGAGTCGTCCCACCCACGCCTCGCCGACCGCGTCCGAGAACGCGTCTTTGCGTCGGTACAGGATCGCGTCTGGGAGGTATCCGTGAAACGCGCGACGCAGCACGTCCTTCTCGAGCGTCGTCATCTTGAGTTTTTGGGGCATGGTCATACACGCGTCGATAAATTCCTTATCGAGGAAGGGGACGACCAGGTCCAGTCCCCAACGCCCGGCGCATCGATCGGCGCGTAAGCCGTCGAATTGGTGAATCAAACGCAACCGTCGCATGTTCTCCATCGAGAAATCTGTCACGTTGGGCGCGTATTTGAAATAATAATATCCACCTAGAACTTCGTCACTCCCCTCTCCACTGAATATGTACCGCACGTCTGTCTTTTCGCTTATGTACTTGCACAGTAGATAGTTCGGCACGCTCGCTCGCACGGTGGTCGTGTCCCAACTCTCGATCGAGTGAATCACGTCGGGTATCGCCGCCAACCCTTCCTCCACGGTGAAATGAATCTCGGTGTGATTGCTGCCGATGTAATCGGCGACCACCCTGGCGGCTTCCAGGTCTGGGCTCCCCTTCAATCCTATGGAAAACGTTCGTATGGGTCGAGTCGACAAACGCTGGGCGATGGCACACACCAGACTGCTGTCCAGTCCACCGGATAATAAGAATCCCTTTGGTCGATCGCTCATTTTCAGACGAATTTTAACAGCGTCTTCGAACGTTTTTCTCATGTCGATCGAGGACGACGAGCGCAACTTACGCTCTGACGTATTGATTGACCAGTGCGTGGTGTAATAGCATACAAAATCGTCGATTGTGGAATCGTAAAAGTGTCCCGGTGGGAACACCGATATGGGCGTCCCGAGGAACTGGAGCGCCTTTGCCTCGGACGCGAACGCGATCGATCCTTCGGCGTGACGACTGTAAAATAGGGGGCGCACGCCCACGGGATCTCTCGCCGCTATGACGTGAGACCCGTCCGTGTAGACCATCGCGAAATCGCCTCGAATCATCTCCAATGCGTTCTTCACCCCCAAGAGACGGATGACGTGCATGACGGGTTCGCAATCACTCGAGCTCGTCTCGTCGCCAACCTGGAGATCTTCGTAATTGTAGATTTCTCCATTGCACGCGAACGCAACCTGATCCTTGTACTCGAATGGCTGCATACCCGACGAAGACAAGTCATTGATGGCGAGTCTGTAGTAGTCTATCTGACACTTACCAAACGTCACCGACTTGAAATCGTCCGGACCTCTGTGTGTCAATAAACCAGTGGGGATTCGCTTTTCTTCCCCAAACACACAGACTATTCCACACATCTGAAAGTGATTCTTATTTTATTTTTAATCGCATCTCGAGGTGTTGTCTCAACAAGTCCGGATCCTCTGAACCGTCGATGTTTTGTCCGCGCACGCCGATGCTTTCCAGGAGACTGGTCGGATCGTACGAGAACGTGTGGATGTAGAAAAAGGACATGCCCGACTTGAGCGCGATGGAGTCGAGATCTGTCTCGTACAAGTCGACGACGTTTATATGACTGCGAATGCGCTCCTCCGTCACAGTCTTTTTATGTCGGTTGCCGTACAGGTACATGTTCTTCTTCGTGAGATCTAGATATGGAAACTGTCCGTGTTTGGATCGGAAGCGCGCTATGTACGCCACGTATTTCTCGGCAACATCCCTATCCTTGAACGTCATCATTCGAGGCTGGTTCTCCGGGTCATTCATCGTCATGAACCCCTTCGTTACCCTGAATTGCACTGCATGAAAGGTATGCATCGTTCTCTCTACTTTTAATATCACATTTTCTTTTAATAGATGTTATGTGGTCGACTTATTTTCCCCAGACAGCCGGACAATGTAAATTTCTTCTCACCCTCCAATCTCCGAAACCCATCGTGGTCGGGGTCGGACCGGCTGGGTGTGGGAAGACCTGGCTCGCGTGTCATGAAGCGCTCTCCTACATCGGTGGCATAAACCGGGGACGCGTCGTCGTCACGCGACCGATCGTGCCCGCTGACGATAGAAATCTCGGGTACTTACCGGGTGATATGGACAAGAAGATGCTTCCCTTCACCATGCCCATGTACGACGTGTTCGACAGCACGTACTCGCGAGCGAACATCGATCGATTTATGACGGTCGAACCCCTGGGATTCATGAGAGGACGAACGTTCACCAACACCTGGCTCATCGCGGATGAAATGCAAAACGCGACCCAAGAGCAGATGAAGATGCTCATGACACGCGTCGGACACGGGACGAAGCTGGTCATCACGGGTGACCCGAACCAGAGTGATCTCGGCGATGAGAATGGGTTGAGCGACCTGCTCGACCGCCTCGAAGGATTGGACCTTTCACACATCGACGTCGTTCGCATGGAGAACGAAGACATCATTCGACACCCGAGTGTCCAGGAGGTGATTAAAATTTATGATGTATAGAGTAATGATCATCGCACTCTTGCTTCTGGCGTGTTTCGTCGTCGCGGTGTCGACCCCCCTCGGCTACATGCCAGGCACGGATCTGTATTACATTCGAAAACACAAAGCTGATCTGTACGTGAAAAAGGTGAACTATCTCGCCGGTGAAATTAACAACGGTCGAATCGTCACGGACGTCGGGTTTGAAAATTTCAGGGAGTTGTTTCAAGGCGTTGAAAAGGTCATCGACACCGATACGACCGAGGCGTGGAAGACGAACGATCTCGGACGCAAAGTCACCGTGGCGAAGGTCATCTTCGATTACACGGAGCGCGTGCGTGAAAACCGCGACCTCATCATCCGTCACTATTCCGTCAAATGAGATAGATGTCGAATTTCTTGCGCATGAATTTGATAGCCTTCCCCAGACCGGGCTGACTCCACAGGAGCCATCGAGACCAGAATCCTGGAGTCTTGATGCCTCGTCGCGGACCCCACGCCTCTCTCGTGCTCTTGTCAACATTCAACATGAGGCGGTGTATTTCAATGGGATCGTTCTCGTCCTCGGTCTTTCGAGAAATGATACCACCGTGTCTACGAATGTAGTTACGCATGCGTCTGCTGTTCTTGTGCGTCGTGTAATCGGCGTATCCTCGGGCACCGAAATCCACGTTTGTCCCATCTTCGAAGGTGACGCGCCATTTCTTAGTGGCGACGGGACTTGGGTCGAGTCGTAACTCTCGCATCTTATATATAGTGTACATATTATGCTGCGATATGCAGCCCTCAACCGAGAATTACGTTCTGTGATGACTCGATGTCGGGAGGCGGGTGAGCGAGTCATAGTGGATTACGCACGCGAAGATGTCACAAAGGACGTGTCCAGCGTGCGACGAGTCACGGATATAATGGTCAACTCGTTACCCGCCGAATACATGTGCGCCCTCAAGATGACGAGTTTCGGGAGTCGACAGTCCGAGGACATCGCCGTCGGGCACGTCGATGACATCATCACCCAGGCAAAGTCCAAGGGTGTTCGGGTGTGCATCGACGCCGAAGACGTGTTGTATCGCGATGCGTGTTACGACTTGATGCGACGACACAATACAGAACAGAACGTCGTCGTGTATGCCACGTATCAGATGTATCGACGCGACGCGTTGCGCGAACTCTTGTCCGACATGGAATCGTCCCAAAACCACGGGTTCAAGTTGGGTGTCAAACTCGTTCGGGGGGCGTACATGCGAACGCAGTCGGGTTTGTTCGACGTCAAGGATGACACGGATAACTCGTACAATAGGGGCTTGGGACACGCCCTGTCGGCGCCGCACGTGCACGCGATTCTCGCGACGCACAACAGCCTATCGCTTCGCATAGCTCGAAGATTTCCAAAGGAACGATACGTGACCGCACACCTGATGGGATTCGGTGGGAATCCAACCTATCGGTACGTCCCGTTTGGAAATCTAGTGGAGTTGACACCGTATTTATGGCGTCGATTTAAGGAGCGTCTCTCGTGGGACTGAAATACTTACTTTTTGCACGTCGGGCAGTACCCGGACGCCTTTTGGCGACGTTCGTTGTAGATCAAGGCGGCGGCGATGAGCGCGGCGACGATAAGACCATTGCGACCGAGCCGTTCACGCTTGTAATAGGCGACGGCAAGGATGGCGACGGCGATCATTTGGATCTTAGAGAGCGGCAATCCACCCGACGGGGCGGCGGCGGCAGTGGGGGGTGCGACGGGGGCGGGGGACGGTCCCATAACCATAGCGAACATGTGGTACTCTATCCTGAGATTTTAATCAGCGAAGAATGTAGGATGGACGATTCGTTATGGGACACTTTACCAATCGAATTACAGGAACACATCTTCCATACGTCGGTGGACCTGTGTCGCCAGGAATGGCTCGAACAAGGGCGTGCTAAACATGAGCGACAGAAGAAGAAACAGGGGCGCGGTATGCTGTCCGTGGACATGATTGAAAATCTTCGTCAGCACACGGACACGATTGAAATTTTGAATTGGGGATATGAACTCGAATTGAGAGAACTTGAAACCAAGATTGATCCACCGACAGAGGAGCTCATGCACATTGAAGATTTTGACTACCACGAGTATTACGATAAGTTTCTCGAACGGTGCGTCGAGTGGATGAAAGATGAGTCGAACATCGACGAATGGGTTGTCCCAGGACCCGATCATTTCCTGAACATGTACACACGTCTCCTGGAGTTTAAGAAGCGACACGGACACCTGAACATATTGTCCGAACCGGGTGGTAGCCCGGGACTGCACTTATGGCTGGGACTCCAGAAGGATCCAGATACACACCTCAGTCGGGAGCGACGACATGCCCTCCAGTCGATGGGCGTACGTCTACCCAGAGCACGATGAAAAAAAAATCTGAATCTACAGTACAAAACAACAACATGAAGGTCACTCCGAGTGAAGCCAAAGCGAAGATCGCTAGTCTCACCAACGCGCTCGTCCAGCGCGAAGAGGCTGCGAAGAATAATGCGGCGAACAAGATCGCTGCCCTTAAGAAGCAAGCTGCCCGCGAGCGCGCCGCCGCCAGACGCGCCGCGTTGTCCAACGCTAACAAGGAAGCTCTTCGCGAAAAGGCGCGAGCCAGGTACGCCAAGAAGCGTGCCGGCAAGGCGAACCTCCGCAAGAAGACCAACGACGAAAAGGCTGCCACCAAGGAAGCCCGTCTCAAGCGTGCGGCGAACAAGCGCGCCGCCGAACGCGCCGGTAAGCCGAACCTCCGTAAGAGAACCAACGCGCAAAAGGCTGCCTCCAAGGCTGCCCGCGTCCAGCGTGCGGCGAACAAGCGTGCCGCCGCCCGTGTCGGTAAGCCGAACGGTCGCAGAACGACCAACGAGGAAAAGGCTGCCTCGAAGGCTGCCCGCCTCGCTCGCGCGGCGAAGAAGCGCGCCAACGCTCGCGCTGCTGAGTTGGCGAACAACGAATTGCAAGCCACCAAGATGTTCCAAAAGATCCTCGCCAGATCGGCGAAGAAGCAAACGGACGCCGCGAACGTCTACGCCAAGGGACAAGCCAAGCTGAACAAGCAAGCGGCGAAGAAGGTTGCTGAAGCGAACGAAGAAGCCAACAAGGCGACCGCTCGATTCCAAAAGCTCCTCGCCCCGAAGAAGAAGGCGCAAAAGTCAAAGTCCATCGAAGAAAAGATCGGTGCACTCCTCAACAAGAAGCGCGCCAACGCTTACGCGAAGAACAAGGCGGTGCCCGCGGCGAAGGTTAACAAAAAAATGCAACGCGCACACGAACGCGCGCACGAGAAGAAGGCGAAGGCTGCGGCGAAGGCTGCCGCCGCGGCGAACAAGGCTCTCCAAAAGGAAGCCGAGCGACTCAACGCCGTTCTCGCGTTGATCGCCAAGCGACGCTCCCTCACGCCGAACCAAAAGGCTCAAGCCTTGATCAACGCCGCCGGCAAGAGCGCTGCCAACCTCAAGGCGAAGTACATCGTCGTCAAAAAGCGCGTCAAGGCTGCGAACAAGGCTGCGGCTGCGAACAAGCCGGCTGCGAACAAGCCGAAGAAGGCTGCCAAGAAGACGTCCAAGAAGAGACGCACCTCCGCGCAAGAAGCCGCCAACAACGCCAAGAAGGCGGGCTTGCTTGTCGAAGGTAAGCGCACCCGTCGCGCGTAAACGGTAAACAACAATAAAATTTTAGCGAACTCGTCACATTTTTACAAACACGCATTTGTAAAAATAGGAGGAATCCAGAGTGCATGAATCGAACACGCGACCCGCTGATCACTATGTCACTAGATTAATAGTGTTATTTAGCCTTATACTACAGTCAGCTGCTCTTCCAACTGAGCTAACCCTGGAAAAGGGTATTACCCCGTTTATTTGTTTGTTAGGTTTATGATCCATATAATACGCCGGCAAGTCCGTCCTTTACTTTGAGGATGTTCCAATTCACGCCGTACACGCGATGTTGGGTGTTGGCGTTACCGTGCGGACTGTAGATTTGTAACTTGGAGTTGTCGAGTCGAGAGTAGTTAAGGCTACCGGACGGGCTCGACTTGTTGAGGTAGAGGGCGAACGGCCACGTGAACGTCGGACTGTTGTCGAGCGCCTGAGTAGGAAGCTCCGTGCAGTGCGTGAGCGGCACGGTCGTGTGGTGGTACACGTTCGAGGTCTCTTCGAACAGCGGGGTACCGTTGATGTAGAGCGTGGATTTGTCGAACGAATATTGCGACGACCAGTGACCGCCCGTGCCCGCACCGCTCGCGATGTGAACCGCCATGCATGGGTGGTTGAACGTGGACAAATCAATCTCGGTCTCGGATTGGCTCGAGAGTTGGGACTGCACCTGTCTAATCAAAAGCTCGTGGACGTTATCGACGAACCATTTTCGCTCGTCAGTGTCCAACGTGGCGTAGGAGCAGTAGATCTTCGGCGTCGCTCGCGGGGTGAACCCGTCGCGGCACTTGATCTTGAGAGTCACCGAGCTGAACTGCATGCAGACCAACGGGAGACTCTTCGTCCAGTCGTCGCTGAACCAGAACGGAATCGTGTAGCAATCGGCGTATCCTGACTCCGCGCCGTAGGCGTTCTCGAGCGTCGCACCCGTGAGTTGGGCACCAGACGCCTTCGCCCCGGTCGCGTTGTACAGAAGGTTGTGCACACCGTTGATGTACAAGGAATCAAGCGCACACACCATCTGTCCACCCACCCACAGCTCGAACGTCGTCGGGCGCTGAGCGGCGTTGGACGAGAACAAACCGGTGGAGTTTTGTCCTGCGGTACCGATGCGCGGAGCTTCGATGTGAATGTGCGTGAGGAGGTCGCCCTTGACGGGGATTTCACACGTCACCGAGCCCGTGGCGGAGAACGAGCCGATGTAATCGACACGTTGAGTGTTCACGGCAAAATTTGTATATTTGCGATAGACCTGTCTCCAATACGAGATTTCCGGCTTGGAGGTTAAATGAATATCTTGCACGCCCGTGGAAATCACGTCCACCAGAGCAGCACTCATGTTGATTATTATTAGTACAGATAAAAAAAAGAGGCGTCATTCTTCCACAGGGAACATGGTCACGTTTCAGGTGATCGCCTGGGACGACCGAGACGAAGACGACCAGCACCTGATATCGATTTATGGCAAGGCTGAGGACGGGCGGTCCGTCTGTGTTACCACGCCGTACATTCCATATTTCTACATCAAGTTTCCGGTCGACTGGTCGACATCGGACGCACAAGTCTTCATTCGAACCATAGAGTCCAAGTGCAAGGGTGCCCTCGTGGGTCATGAGTTCGTTGAGCGCAAGGACATGTGGGGATTTCAGAACGGCGAGGTATCACGGTTCGTACGCCTGGACTGTAAGACACTCAAAGCCCGTCGACTCGTGGACTGGAAAATTCGAGATCAGTTTCCGTCCGTCACGGCATTCGAAGCGAATCTCGACCCTGTCCTACGCTTCATGCATGAGACGAATATTCATGCGTGCGGCTGGGTGTGCGCTGAGGAAGGAACGAACCCATCCTTCGTCGCCGCCGTCGACGTCGATCTGTGGATGGACGACTGGTCACACCTTCGACCGGTCGATCGCGACGACGTCGCCCCGTTCGTGATTGCCAGCGTGGACATAGAGGCGTATAGTAAGTCGCATAAATTTCCGAACCCCCAAATTTCAGAAGACGCATGTTTTCAGATCGGTGTCACCCTGTGTCACATCGGCACGGACACACCCTACGACGAAGCGATCTTTTGTTTTGGTCCGACCGATCCCGTGGAGGGCGTGCGCACGGAGAGTTTCAGCACCGAAGCCGGCATGTTGGCGGCGTTCAGGGATTACATTCATGAGAAGAATGTCGACATAATTACTGGGTGGAACATATTCGGATTCGATTTGGATTATCTGTACACCCGAGCACTCATGACAAACTGTTCAAAATTTTTCAACCTCGGTCGACGTCGAGGGTTCTCGAGCAAAATCGTGGAGAAAAAGTTGAGCAGTTCAGCCTTGGGTGATAATGTGTTGAAACTCTTGCCGATGCCCGGTCGATTCGTGTACGACATGTTCCAAGAGGTGAAGAAGAATTACAAGTTGGATTCGTATTCCCTGAACAGCGTCTCGCTCGTATACCTGAACGATTCCAAGATTGACATGCCGGCGAGAGAAATGTTCGCCAGGTTTGAACGACAAAATTCGAATGAAATGTCCGAGGTCGCAGCCTATTGTGTCAAGGACACCGTGTTGCCCCACCGGATATGTAAGCGTCTCGTCTTGGACGTCAATCTTCTGGAGATGGCGAAGGCGTGTTGGGTACCACTGTCCTACCTGTGCGAGCGGGGTCAGCAAATCAAAGTGTTCAGTCAGGTGTGCAAGAAAGCGAGGGAACTTGGATTTCTGGTGAAGACGATTCGCAACAAGGACGATCCGGGATCCTACGTCGGTGCGACCGTGCTGGACGCACAAAAGGGCGCCTACTACAAGAATCCAATCACAGCTCTCGATTTCGCATCGCTATACCCGAGCATCATGATGGCACATAACATTTGCTACAGTGCACTGGTCATGGATCCTCGATACGATAACCTCCCCGGCGTGGAGTACGACGAATTTCAGGTTGCCGGTGTTACCCTTCGATACGCCCAAAACGTGCCCTCAATCTTACCGAGCATCCTCTCCGATCTGAAACAGTATCGCAAGGCTGCGAAGAAACAGATGGCACAAGCCGAGGGATTCATGCGTGCCGTGTTCGACGGTAAACAGCTGGCGATGAAAATCAGCATGAATTCGGTGTACGGCGCAACCGGGACGAGCGTCGGAATCCTCCCGTGCGTGTTCAAGGGGTGCATGGCACTCGCGGCAACGGTGACGACCAAGGGGCGATCGATGATCGACGAAACCAAGGAGTACGTCGAGAAAAATTTCCCCGGGGCTGTCGTCAGGTACGGCGACACGGATAGTGTGATGGTGGAATTTGACTGCGAGGGTCGGACGGGCATGGACGCGATCGAATACTCATGGAAATTGGGTGAACTGGCGTCCGAAGGGGCGACAAAATTGTTCCGTGCCCCGAACGATTTGGAACTGGAGAAGATTTACCACCCGTTCCTCCTATACTCGAAGAAACGATACGCGGCGAAGATGTACGAGATGGGAAAATCCGGGAATGTCGAATTCAAAAAGGTGGACATCAAAGGTTTGTCACTGGTTCGTCGAGACACGACCATGCACTGTCGGGGTGTGTGTCGAGAACTGTTGGACGTGATCTTGAATTCGTCCGATCCCCAACCGGCGATCGACCTGGCACGTGAACGCGCGATCAGTCTTCTCACGGGTGAGGTGCCCACCTCCGAACTCATTCTCTCTCAGAAATTGAGTGACACATACAAGGTGAAGGGCGAACCGGTCTCGGTGACCGACGAGTTTGCGAGTCTACAAATCAACCAAGCCCACGTGGCGGTGGTGCGGAAGATGCGCGAGCGCCGACCCGGATCCGAACCACAAACGGGAGACCGCGTGCCCTACGTGATCGTTCGCTCGGACAATCCGAAGGCTAGGGCGTTTGAGAAGAGTGAAGACGTGGCGTACGCCGAGCAACATGGACTCCCTTTGGACTATTTTCATTACGCCGAGAACAAATTTTTTACTCCCGTATCCGATCTTCTCGAACCACTCGTCGAGGGTGACGCGAAGCGTGAGATTTTCGGAGAGATTCGAGGGCAGCACAGACCGAAGACGGCGCGCGAGCTGAAAAAGGAAGCCGCGCAACCAACGGACACGGAGAAAAATGCAATCGCCACGCTATTTAAAAACTATACCTCAAACATGGGTAAGTAAAACACATGGATGCCGTGTTGAATCAGGTGGCACAATTGATTACGGATCAGGTGGACATAAAGGTGGAGAAGAAATTGTCACTCTACATAGACATAATCGCGCGTAAACACGGGATCTCGAGGTCGGAGTTGTTCAAGGATCTGAATGCGATCCTCGAGAAGGAACCTTTGTGCCAGGGTCTGAAGAAGGACGGCACGCGGTGCAAAAACAAGGCGACGATCGAGGGGTACTGTGCGAAACATAACGACCAGAGGCGGTGCACGACACCGGTCATTCTACAGAACCCCTACACGGAGGATCAGCAGGCGAGAATGGCGGATTTCAAATTATTCCCCTTTTAATAGAGATGACAGTCGTACGAATAGGAATCACGGACGCCACCACACCCGACGACCTCGATCGATATTTCACAAAAACATGGAAACAGTTCCATGGACATAAAATCCATTTCGTGTTCGACGTGTGTCAGTGTCGACGAGTGTCCTTGCGAAGGCTGCTGGGTATGCGTTCGGTGCTTAACAAACACAGAGCGAGCTGTCGAGCGCAGGTGGACCGCAGCACGGTCATCGTCTCAAGTCGTGCGACGAAGAACATCCTTCGCGCAGGACTGGCAATCATACGGACAGAACGTCCGGTGAAGGTGATTAAAATGTGAGTCCATGTTATCAATGCCGCTCAGAGTGGAGAACGCTCGACGCCAACTGCGCGAGTTGATGAAGGAGAAGAAGATTGACGCACGACGTGCGTTCAAGAGACTGAGTCTCAAGTACCACCCAAACAAGGGGGGATCGGTCGAGAATCAACAAACCTTACAAAAGGCGTTGAACACGATCAGTCAGTCTACGACCAGTAGTAGACCGCAGACGCGATCGTCGAGACCCCAGCCCAGATCCAGACCCACGTACCAACCCGGAAACTACGGTTGGATCAAGGTGGACAGCGAATACGTTCGGGACCGAAACGGTCGACTGTCACAAATCTTTCGCATCACCAGGCGTGTCAAAAGTAGGACTGGGAAAACGCGAATCGTGTCGAGACGGTGCGAAGGTACTGAATGTTTCCTCGCAGCCTTGATGGAAGTTTACGGTCAGCACTTTAAGAGAGACTCGAAATCGTACTACAAGCCCACGTCATGCACAATGAAAAAGGTCGCCGGTGCGACCACGAAGACCGGGCGCAAGTGCGTCCCCGGTGGACGAACCAGTGCGCAGCAAATCAAGGCTCGACGCAAGTATGACAAGAAATTCATTCCGTGGTACCGAGCCGGTGCCAAGGGTCAGAACCCGGCGTACAAAAAATAAATTGAAATTTCAATTTCGAGGGGTATATAAGCGCCCCACCCGACCGGAGGTCACCTCACAACGCGACTCTAATGACCAACGCCTTACGAATGTCCTACGATGCCACCTCCATCAAAAATCTCAGATGGCAGGTGATTCAACAAAAACGAAAACTGCTCAGCAAACGAGTCGACACCCTTAATGAAAAGATGCACACCAACCGCAATTGTGACAAGACTGTGCAGATTTTGATGGAAGATTTGCGAGAGGTATGGGAAGAGGAATACACGTTGGAACAAGAAGACATGACCAAAAAAGAAATCCAACGAAAAAAGCTGGACGAAGGTGACAGTGACATCGAAGACTACCTCGAAGACGAGGTCGATTGGACGTTCGACGATTTCGTCGATCACTTTTGCACGTTTTACCCACACGTCAAATGGGCGATCAAAGACCTGCACTACAGAGATTTGAAACGTCAGTACTGGAACACCGAGTGGTATTAAAGTTTTAACACACTAGTTTTGTAACATGAGTAAGTCCGACATTTTGCTAACCAGTATTGATAATTTTTACTCGAAGCCTACGAACCGCGAAAAATTGCTCGGCATCCTCCAAAAGAAGAGTCACATCAGTTTACGGAACATCGAATGGTTCATCACGAATTACTCGCGTAAGAACCATACCCATTACGAGATCAATGGCACGCCGTTCGTCGTACACTCGGCGTATAAATCGAGTCTCGACGGTTTCAGTAAGGCGTTCTTCGACCCCTTCGCGCGGTCGAGTAAGATCTCGTACAGAGTACCTGGCACGGGGGAGGAAATCAGCACGACCGTGGCACAGCTGAATTTTTTGAGGTGGGTCATACGAACGAAACTGTTGGATTACATGGAGGCTAATCGCCTGACCTTGTTCAAGAAATGATCAACTTTGTTCTGCTTCCTAGGTTTCAGTGGACCGCAGGTGTTCGGAATGTCGTCGACGGATTTCTCTATGATTTTCTTCTTGTCGTCCCTAAGGCTGCCTCGAGCGCCCACGATCTCCATCTTCCCACCCTCGAATAACAACACCTCTATGGACGTGTAGTACATGTGTAAACTGTAGGTGTAATCAGAATTTTCCAACGTGCACTCAATCTTCGTTTTGCTTCCCTGTAATTTTTCAAAATCCAAGTAACCGCTCGGTTGTGCGTTGCTCGGGTACGTCGAGAACGCGTACGTGTAGAGGTTCCGTATAGGGCGGGACAGGTATTTGTGTTTGGGCATGAGCCACTTGTAGAAGAGGTGATTCGTGCTCGTGGAATTCGGTAGGGCGTTCCCTTGGATGTAAAATTTTGCCGTGTCCATCACCGGTGCGAAGAACGAGTAGACCTCGTCGTAGTTGAGGTTGGACGAAAAGTTGAACCGGTTGTGAATGTAATATTTCCCCTCGTCCGTCTCACCCGACTCCTTCACGAGGTTCTCCTGCTCGAACGCGCTGTTGCGAAAGAACCAATGCACGGCTTTCACCGGACCGTTCGGGACCAACTCGTTCTTGACGAATGGTTTCCCGACCTCGGTCTGTACCACCGGGTGTTTCTTCGCCACGGACGTGACGATGGTCTGACGTTCGCGCATGAAATACAATCGCTCTTCGGCAGTCAGTGTGATTTCTTCGGTGATGATGTTGAATTCTGGCAGGGTCACCGTACCCGACGAATCCGTGAAGAACGTCTGCGGGTACCACTCAAATTCGAACTCAATCTTCTGTTTGTGAATGGCGCAAGTTGGGAAGAATGGACGGTTCGGTTCGATGACCGAGTGTTCGTCCCCGGCGTATCGTCGACTGAAGAAGAAATTGAGGGGCACGATGACCTGGGTCGCGTACGCGTTGATCTCCGTGTTTAATTCGGAACTGTCAAAGGCGAGCGATCGGTTGGTGAGAAACCTCGCGGCGACTTTCTCGGAAATCTCTTGGTACAGCTCGTCGTAGATGATCGCCCAATCGCTGTGAAAAATTTCAACAATCTGTTCGTCCACGCGCATCGTGACTTTTCGGAACATGTGTCTTCCGATTTGATCGCAGTATTTACCGTTCGATAGGGCGGGGAGTTTGAAACTCACCCACATGTTCGACAGGAGATCGCCCATGTTCCGCGGTTCATACGTGACGATCGTCGTCTCCCCGAACGGCCAACTCGGTTGGGCGGTGCCCGGCTTGTTGACATTTTTCGAGCGATGATACTTTCGAAATTGGGAGTGTTGTTTATTGGCATAGTGGAACAGGGAGTCCTCGGGCTCACCGCTCAGCAGGAACGTGTCCTGTGCACCGATGGCTTTGAGAGTGATTTTCGCGGCTTCGCCACCACTCATTCCTAGTGTTACGTTACAAATTTTTAAGATCCGATTTCCACATGTCAACGGGTTCGGTATTCTCGAGCACGTACAGATCCTTCTTCATCTGATCGGACGACCTGAGAAGGCTGACCACGGCTTCTTCCGTGCACTGGTTCAGGGTGATTTTCAAGAGGTAGTCGTACGAGTCGTCCACCGTCGGGAATTTGTGTGTCTGTAAATCTTGAACCACCAACGCCCTCTTCCGACCCAACACCTCGATCTCGCGTTTGAGCACCATCTTCATGAAGGTAGATTTGTACTCCAACACTTTCGACTCTCGGCGCATCGACGTCACCAAGTGATCCTTGCGCGACTTGTACAACACCAATCGTGTCTTCATGAAATCGATGAGAATGTCCTCGGGTGTGGCGAACTTTTTGATTCCACTGTCTGGGTGGAACAGGTGCATGTTCGACACGGCGAAGGATTTTCGAAGAGAAAAATCGACGTACGGATCCGACCCGGTGTATCCCTGGATGGTGAAATTGACGTCGTCCGTGGAACTGTTGTTCGTGTATCCGGTGATGACCTTGTCGTCGATCATCGTGTCGAGGGTT